ACATCAACTCTAATTTACAAAAGTGGGATCATATCGCTTGGACTTATGAGATATTTTCATATCTGCGACTTTTTATAATATTTCTAATTATATATATAACATATTTTAATGGTAACTTTCAGTAACTTTTAGGGAAAATTTTTTATTTGTTCAAATTTTTTTAATGCTATTTGGTTTATTTTTTTAGTGTATTCATAATTATAATTCATTTCACTTGCTACAGTTACTAATTTTTTTCCCTGTATGTAATATTTTTCTAATACTAACTTGTATGGCTGTTCCACTTTATCTAATTGTTCCATTATGTCTTTCTGTTTCTTTTCTTCTTTTACTATTACTTTTAATATGTCATTTACATCATCTAATAATATTGCTATCTTTTCTGCAATACTATCTTCTACTTGTTTGCTTCCGTTTTGGCATATCTGAAAGTACTGCTGTTATATTTATTATACTAGATTTATATTCTTCTATGTGTTCTACTCTATCTTTAATCCATTCTTGTGTGTATTTGTAATTTTTTAAATCCTCTCTTGTCATTTCTCTTGTGCCCTCCTATTTTATATAACTTTAATAGTTCTGTATATGTTTTTACATTTATATATCTTTATTTTTATGCTATAAATTTATTTATAAAATATATCTGTCCTTTTCCAGTTACTTTTGTCGTCTTACTCACACTTACATGTCCATCTGAATGTGTTATACTTGTCTCTTTTATTTGAAATAATCCTAAATCCATTGCTTTTTGTGTAGGCATATTATAATCTGTTCCTTTACGACTTATTAGATATCCATTCTGTCTTAGCCATTCAAATAATCTATTTTGCCCTATATCATAACCATTTTGTTTCAATATTTTCGCTAATTCACCTATTAATATTGATGATTTACTTACTTCAACCGAATTTGCAAATAATACTTTTGGTTTTTGTTCTTCTAAGGTGTTTTTCAACTTTATATTTTTATTTTTTAAATTTTCTATTTTTTTATTTAAAATTTTCATAGCTTGCAATATAAGTTCATCTTCATTCATATTTTTTTCACCTAATATATATCCTCCAGTTTTTCTTATCGATGGTAGCACTTCCTCTGTAACTACATCTTGAAACTTTCTTGCTATTTCATTTTTAGCTTTAAAACATAATTTATAAAATATATTTTCTGGTATGTATTCAGGTAATTTTTCATTTTCCCAACTTGTTGGGAAAGAAAATTCTTCTAAATATTTCTTTATAGTTTCCCATCTTATATATTCAATATTATTTTTTATTTGTATAAAACCTAATCCTTTTGCAATATCTTCTAAATTTAATTGTGCTATTTCATTTTCATCTTGATAGCCTCTAACATTTTTTATAATCATAATTTCCTTCACTTTCTATTACCTCCTATTATTAAAATTACCTTCATAACTTGTTTATATTATATAATATTATTTTCGTTTTATTTACATAATTTTATTTACCAAGTTATACTTAATATTATTTTTTCTTTTCAATTCCTCTTTTTTCTATATCGTATATTCCATAAATATTAATTTGTTTTCTCCTATTTTCTATATTCTTTTATTAAATCTTCTTTTATTAGCTTTAATGCTATTTTATATGCTTCATTTTCATCTTTCATAATCTTCTCATCTTGCTTTAATATTTTTATTGTTTCCATTAATCCATTATTTAATTTTACTCTTTTTTCTATTAATTCCTTTGCTTTTAATAATCTCTTTATCTTTTTTGTCATTTGTTTCATCTCTCTTTCAAATATCTATATATTACTTTTTCAATATAAGCTAATGCCTCATAACTTGTTATAAATCTTCCTGAATGCCTGTTTCTTACTTCACTTCTTATTATTCTTATTTGCTGGTTATATTGTCTTTTATATATTAATGCCAACTTATCTTTACTTAATCCTTGTTTCCATCTCTCTATTACTTCTTTGTCTTGCATCACTCACCTCTTTAGGATAGTTTTTGCATTTTTATGTAAATTATGTTATACTTTTAATAACTAACTTCAAGGAGGTATCTGTATGGAATTTTATGGAGTCAAAATTGACACCGCTACTATGACAAATGAGGAAATGGATAATGCTCGGCATAAAGCACGTGCTTTGTCATCTAGGGCTGATTTAGGCGTCCTTTGTGGTGATGCTGTAGATATAAGTAGAGTCTTAGACCGTCAGTTACTTTTAAGGAAACTGTATGCCCATAAGCATTCCTCATAATTTTCTCCCACCAATAGGTGGGTTTTTTATGTTTTTTCACAATCATTCTTCTATTTGACAACAATTCTCTAAATAAATTTCTTTTGTTAATATCTCTTTTATATCTTTACTATGTATTAAGGCTTCATATCCTTTTGTATCACAATAAATTAAATCATTTTCTTTATCTACTCTTATAACTCGATATCCATTCACATAATCATCAACTTCTATTAAATCTATTAGCTTTTTACTTTTATCTACTATATTCTTTAATTCAAGACTTTCTTTTAATTCTGATTTTTTTATTATCTGTCCTCTTTCAGTCCTTATATATTCTTTTGGCATTTAGCCCTCCTCCTCTATCTCTAAAATTACTTTACTGACCTTTCCATATTCAAAAGTATCTTTAAATCCTTTTACATAGTTTCTATTATCATCTTTTAATTTTCCAGCTTTTACCATACTATCTAATATGAATTTCTTTGCAAAACATACATTATCTAAATCTCTTTTTTTATTTTCTTCTACCCAATGAAAATGTATTTTTATTGGATTTTTATATTCTGGTAATTGATTTATGTACCATCCTATATCTATTTCTACTTCTTTTTTCATTTTTGCTCCTGCATATCTATTTTTTCTACATTCATTTATGTATTGATTTAAGCTAGGTAACTTAATTGGTATTTCTATTTTGTTCATCTTTTGTTTTCTCCTTTTCTATGTAATTTTCACATCTCCAAATACCTTTAAAGTTTTCTATTTCTAATCTATTACAGCCTAAGCATTTTCTACACTTTCCGTACTAATTGTGGATAATTGTTTTTCATATTCTTAATCCAATCTGGGTATATGCCCTATATATCTTTGTTCTATTCCTTTTGCTGTTATTTCATATACTGCAACTGTTTTCCCTGTATACTTACATTTTGTTTTTTCTTTTACTTTTACTAATTCCATTTTTTCTAGTTCTGTTAGTCTTGGTGCTGTGTAATTTCTTTCTGTACTTGGTATTAGTTTTAATTCATATAATTCTACTGCTATCTCTTTTGCTGTTTTTGTTCCTGTCATTAGTCTATCTAGTATTTGCTTATATCTTACCTTTCTTTTAGGTTTTACTCCTTCAAAACTTTCTTGTCTTGTTTCTTTTGTTATCATTTATTTTTTTCTCCTTTATATTTTATAATTCCTAAGGCTATCATCTTTAAAATTTTAGTTTTATTCTTAATGTCAAAACTTAATAATTGCTTTTTATCTATCTCTAACATATTTTAAATCCTCCTAATATTTCTTCTTCACTTATTCTCTGTTTCTTTTCAATTATTTTTATTAATTCTTCCAGTTCTGTTTTAAATTGCATTACTTTATCAATATATTTATTAAATTCTTCTGGGTGTGCTTCTACATAATTACACCCATTATAATAACGATTTAAAATGTAGTTGTATTTCTGTTTAATAATTTGAATTTCATTCATCTAATCACTCACTTTTTATAATATCTTGGTATTATTTCATTATTCCATATATTTTCTGCATATTGATCTGCCTCTTTCATATTGTCAAATATTTTTAGTATTTGCCAATCATTTTCTTTTTCTTCTTTAAATTTCCTTTCATTTATTATTAACGTATTATCTAATTCATCAATATGTAAACACATCTGTTTTCTACTAAATTCAACACTATACACTTTCTTTTCCTCCTTTAAAATGGTAATGTATCCTCTTCATCAAATAATACACCACAATGTTCATCTTTTTGATTTAAAAACTTCTTTGTTTCTTTTTCATAATACATTCCTATAAAAGAATCCTGCACTCCATACTGCCTATTCTTACAGATTTCAATAATGTTATCACATTTATATAATCCCATTTGTTCCAATATATTCCCAAATGTTTCAACTGTCCTTTTTCTAAAATCCATATTATTTCTATGAATTATAATTACATTATCTACTGCATTTGATAAATCTGCTGTTCCTGATATATCTTCTTTTCTTAAAAATCCCATTGTTTTTCTTGGGTGTACTACTACAAATATATGTATATTTTCTTTCTTACTTAACTTTGCTAACTCCTTTACAAATACACTTTGTGCTTCATATTTATCTGTACTATATTCTCTTAAATCTATTGTCATTAAATTATCTAATATTACTATCTTTATTCCTCTTTTAGTTATATCTTTTATTGCAATTATTAAATCTCTTGCTTTCATACTACAATCATTGTTATATAAACAGAATTTATTTTCCAGCCAATTTTCTATTTCTTTTCTTACTTTTTCATTCTTGATATAATAATATATTTCATCTTCATTTGATTCTAAATTTTTTTTTCCTGCAATCATCCTCATTAACGTATTTTTTATTATGTAATCTCTCATTTCTCCACTAAATAATAATGTTTTATATCCTTGTATAGCAAAATTCAACATTTCTTGTAATAGCCAGTTAGATTTTCCACTTCCATTTAATCCACTTACTACTGTTATTTCTCCCATAATAAATCCTCTTATTTTTTTGTCCATATTTGTAAATTTTGATTGTACAAACTCTAATTTACTTTCATCTATTCGTTCTATTTGCTTAGTTGTTTTGAAACGTCCTATTTTTTGCTCTGACATATATTATCCTCCTTTGTACAATGTTTCTTTATCTTCTGTATTTTGCATTATTTCAAATTCTATCTCTAATTCTGATTGCCTATTATATAAGATTTTTAATGTTTCAAAATAACTACTTTTTTCAAATATTTTTATTAGTTTCTTATTTTCTTGTATTTCATCACATAAATTTTGCATTTTATTATTAAAACATTTTTCTATTTTTTGCTTTCTTATCTTTTTCTTTTCTATTTTTATTTTTAGTTGCCTTATTGTTTCTTTATCTTCTTTTTCATTCAAAAGTGCTATTCCAAAATCATTACATAATATTTTTAATGCTTTATAATTTTCTGTATTAAAGTATTTTGCAACAAAACTGATAATATCGTAATGTTCTCCACTTCCAAAATCATGTATTCCTTTTTCTGATACATAAAAGCTAGCTGTTTTTTCTTTTCTAAATGGACTCTTATACCACATTCCTGTATATGTTTTCTTATCTGGTCTTCCTAGATAATGTTCTACTACTTCTTCCCCTTTTAAAAGTGTTTTTATTTCTGTAAATTTACTCATTTTTACTCCTATAATATCTGTACACAATTACCTTCTTTGATTGCCTTTACTTCAAGATTACTTTTTTCTTTTTTTAGTTCAAATATTCCTTGCCAGTTGTTCATTATTGAATTATTTAATATTTCTATTTTTTCTTCATCTGTACTTGCTAATTTATTTAACTTATTTACTAAAATCTGTAACCCTTTTAAAGATATTGACTTTTTTATTTCTTTTCTCATTTTGATAAATTCGTATATTGTATTTTTTAGTTCTTCATTTTCAAAATTTTCATTTACAAATAATTCTATTTCTTTTTTATATTTTTCTTTTTTCGTTTTGTTTTGTTTATTAATATGTGGTAGTGTCTGTGTTGGTGCTTGTGTGGGTGGCTGTGATAATGCTTGTGTTTCTGCTTGTGATACATATAATTGTATTATTTTATATTTAGGAGCTTCATTTTGATTTTTTCCTTTAGTGTAATCAATATATCCCAATGTTTTTAACTTATTTCTTGCTGTTTTTAATTCATCTATGCTGATATTACACTTACCAATTAGAACTATATTTGCTACTCTAAATTCATCAATCCATCCTGTTTTGTTAGCTATTTGTAGTAATACGAAATATACTGCAATTGCTTCAGCAGTCAATGGTTTGTAATCTAATGTAGTATATAATTCATTGAGTTGTTTTATATAATTCATTTGTTTTCCTCCTTAATTATCTTCTAGTAATATTTCTATTAATTCTTGTATAGTTAAATCATTTTGGTAATATTCATAAATGCTATCCATTATCCAATCTGGTGTATCTCCTTCTTTTACTATATTTTCTTCTGCCCATTGCTCTTTATATATTTCATTTAATTCTTTTGCTTCATCTTCACTTAAAGTATTACTTGTTATTTTTGCTATAACATCACTAATTTCAATATTTGGTAATATTTGTACTTCTGCATCTTTTCCAAAAATTCCACTATCATTTATTTTTTCTTCATATTCATATATTGCTTTTCCTATTTTTAATATTTCTTCTAATGTCTTTTTTCCATCAATTGTTTTCATTGTTCTTTTCCTCCTAATCTTTTATAAATAACTTTTCCCAAAAATTTGTATAAATCTTTCTCTATTTTCTTTTTGTTCAAATCTTGTTTGTGCTAATTCTTTTAAATATGTATCTAAATTTTTGCCATCTCTT